CACCAGGGGGACTCCCTCGAGACGGCGGCGATGGCAAATCGCCGCCAGGTTTTAAGGAACGGAGTATTAGGCTTTTCAACCAGGTATTCATTGTACCTGGCTGTAGAATCAGGGGATGCATCCCATCCCTCGTCGGTCACGAACACAGGAACCCACAAAACTAAGGTGGACCTGAGTTCGCGCCAACGAGCGACCATTCCGGGAACGCTTTTACGAGTCACCGCTCGGGCTGAAAGCCAGCCCGTGCGGAGGATCGTCGAACGTACCTCGCAGAGACGCCGGCACACTTCCTGAATTAGGGGGTACTTTGTCGCAAGACAAGACCCGTCGACCCCGAAGGCTAAGGACATCTCTTGCGAGATGCGCCTGACTGCCGACTGTCGAATTTCCTCGGGATCTCCGAGGGGGACCCAGTGAAGTGGACCGAGCTGACTGCTGAGGCGCGTCGCTAGCTTCGAGAAGTCCTTGTCAACCTGTTTGGCCGCAGAGCGGTCGAACATGTTGCCAGGCGCATCTCGCCACACCCTCTCAAAGGATGTCAGATGGGAATTCTGACCGTAGAGGAGTGTAGCTAGCGCGCGTAAATGGAATGGGGGCACAGACGAAGTAGACGGAGGACCGGCAAGACCGGCTCCGCCTAACTCGCGCGGGAGGAAGGGGGGAACGCCCAAGGCCCTGAACTCGCCTGGCAGGCGAGGTCTTAGGGTCCGGGCGACCGCGTGCACCATACGGGGGCGGAAGTGCCTGAGATAGTCAGTCTCGGCCACTCCTGCCAGCCACCAGTCTGGCGCCTCAGAGGCACCATGACCGAATGGCGCGTCGCCCACCACAAGCCCTTTGAGAGGCATAGAGTGGTGGGCGCGAGTCCGTTGGATGCGAAGAACCCTTACGGTGTTAACCGGGATCTTCTTGCGGCATTTCTGCCCTCCTCGTCCGCGAGACACTATACGGTACATGGGGACTAAACCATCTACCAGTGTCTCCGACTTGCCCGCGAAGTCCCAAAGGACTTCGAGGAAGACTCCCCTGTTTCGGGAACGGAAGTGTTTCCCCTTCGAGAACCGGGCGCCTGTCCGAATCATCGCTGATTCGTAGGCGTCCAGCGCTCGAGGGGCAGCGACTCCCAGCAGGTCGTCCCCGCATATGCGGGCGACGGGCTGCGTCGCTGGCAGACTGCGATCCACCATGGAGGCTTGTTTCCAAGCCCACCCGTGGTAGATACACAACAAGGACCAGGTAGTTGGCAATCCCATGAGGATGCCACGCTTGGTCCGAGCTGTGGTGCCATCCGGCCACGTCACCTCCACGGGCCCCGTCCCAAGACGGAGGCCCTGGAGTTCAGCAGGCAAGAAGCGGCCGGAGTCCTCAAGCCCATCGACGATCGCTTTCGCGACGTCGAGGGGGATGAGGTCCGAGGCCGACTTCAAGTCAGCTGACAAGACGTGGCCGCAGGCACCAACAAAGTCTGCACCCACTTTCCTTGGCTCGCCGTCATGAACATGCTTGGTCAAAGGCCACTTACGTAGCCCGAGAGCAAGACGTCGCCGGGCGAGGTGCCCAAGGACCAACGCGTACCGCTGCATAGCGGTCACGATGCGAACCTTGTGGCCTCGCTCTTCGATGGTGACCACCCTGCCTTTGGGATAGGGCGGCCACTGTTCACTCATGGCGGAGCCGACTAAATGGAGCTCCCGGACGATCATATGCCAGTCTTCAGGCATCTCGTCTGGTGGGTCCAGGTAGTCGACCTCGAAAGCCAAGGACTCGGATATGGAGCGGGACAAGCCCCCCTCGGAACGCGGGCAGTCGTAGGTCGCCGAGGCCCCTTGCGGGATCCCGGCCACCGTCGACCACTCGACATTCCGAGGCAGGTACTGTCTCGCCCAGGACATCGCGAAGGACCTCAATGACTTGAGGTCCTCTTCCGGCGTCACGTGTTCAGAGAGGAGAGCTTCTTTGTGAGAACAAAGACTCTCTTCGACGTGGCGCTGGCTTCCCACAGGGAGGGCTCGGCCGAGCATGCTCAGCTGAGCCCACGTATTGTGGGAGCGACGAAGACCAGGAGGACAGGTGCGGAGGGCCCAGTGCTTCGGGGGTGTGGAACACACCCACGAACCACGGCAAACGGTAGCGAGATTCTTCATCTCAGCCACCGCGCACTCTACACCGCGACTCCTCGCG